CATGCCATAGCCTCATCAATCGTTATTGAGCGGTAATCTGTTTCTTGTTTCATTCAATTAACTCACTAATTCTAATACCAATCTCTTCAATTTTGCGTGCATCACACTCACCAGAGTATAATGCTTCCAAAGCATCGTCTTCATTCTCTGCTTCAATATAATAAGTTTCTTCTACTATCTGTATCACTCTGTACTTTTTCATACATTACCCCATTGTTGACTCATAGCATTTGCGATTCCAGAATACGTCTTTGACCTTAACTTCGCTCTATCTTTAGATGGTGCTAGTAAATGCAATCGCTGTTCTCTACCCTCTACTACATCTGTAGCAACTAGGTTGGGCAGGTTCTTGAGCCAAAGACAAGTCGCTTTAGTTTCACCATGACCAAACATCCACGGCTGGAGAACTTGATCAGGTTTACGATACCTGCCCGACATCACCCCTATTGGGTTCTCTATTGCGATCTTAGGTATATTACAGGTCATCAACCGCATAAAGAAGTATATAGCTTCTTCTCTGGCATCTCTTCGAGCCTGTCCTACCAATGCACCAGACTTGCGCTCAGGTTGGTCTTTGTACCACTTGTTAGCACTAACAGTTAAGTACGTACAGGTAGGGAAAAAGATACCCATATCCCAACCACCCTCATCAATCGCATCAAACACATCATGTTGTATGTGCCATTCTGGATGACCTCCTGAGCATTCTTGTAGGTCACAGCTATAAGCCTCATGACCCATAGCTCTAAACGCTTTAGTTACAACCTGTGACTCTTCACATCCGACTAAGATTCTCATGCTATGTACTCCTCAACTACAGTAACATCCCCGTCATGTATTTTTCTAGGTTCTACTTCACCTGAGTGCATTATATCTATGGCATCATCCTCATTTTCTGCATCAATATAATAAACTTCAGTTATGTCTTGTGTTACTCTATATGTTCTCATTTGAATTCAACCTCAGCACTATCGTTTTGAAACGATTTTTTGTTGGTTGGAAGTTCAAGAACTTCATAAATCTTAGCCTCGGCTTTGCCTTTACCCATGGTGTTCACGGTATCATCTACGATGAACATCCCACTCCGTGTTTTATGGATCGTAAACTTACCATTATCCTGCTGACCTGTTGCATATCCAACAGCCAAACCAAACAACATTGAAATTGTAATACAAGCTAATACGTTTGATGTGTTCATTGTTTTATTCTCCAGTATTGTATAAAAGTCTTGATGATTCTTCGAGGTCTAACCAAGCACCTGTTTTTTGCCACGTTCCTATATGTAGTGGGTAGGATTGTGTACTACTATTGACGTAATAAAGGGTTAAATTAATGCCATCTTCCTTGTACAATCGCCTTGATACATCCTTGTAATGTATATTTATTAAGGCTTCAAAATGTCCTCTTGTAGTGTTTGGATAATCCATCTTCATGCTCATTTTGCTAATCCTAAAAATGGTGAAAGGTCATGGAAAGTTGCTTCAGTTATTTCTTTAATACCACCTGCATAGGTTATACAGCCGTTTGGTTGCTCATAAACCCCATCGTCTGCTACACCCTCATAAACAGGGTGATCCTCGCTGTACCATGTTGAGCATAAGAATTTTAATTTCTCGTCAATCGTTTTATCGGTTGCCATCACAATTACTGAGGTGTTGAACTCTAGACCACAATAATCATCTATGATGTTTGCTATGTAATATTTCATTTACTTTCCCCATCTACATGATTGTTTAAGTAATTTATATGATTGATATAAATCGAGTTTTCAACCTCTGGGTACAGGTCACTAATTGCATAGCTGATTACATCCCAATTGATGCCACAGTTCGCATCATGATTCTTTTTACAGTAGTGTAATACTGCTAGACATTGCGCATCTGTCAGGTCTTCATTGATAATACGGACATCATCAACATGCCAATAAATAGCTATTTCTTTTTTAGGGTTTGTTATTCTTAAGCTCATTTCAACACCTCAATTATTCTGTAATCATCACGATCATAATCGCTTTCCATAACTTCACACTCTTCCATGAAATCATCAATTTCCTCTTCAGCTTCCCAGATTGTTGCAAAACGCAAAGGTGTTTCAACATGGTTTTCGTCCGTGTCGCACCAAACGTTTTCCCAGCTATCGCCAAATCTTGTTTGAACTTCGTATTTACTCATTTCAATGACTCCAGTTCTTCATCACTCCAATCGCTATACCAATCGGTCATTTGCTCCACATAAAAGTTATCTAAATCTTCTACTGATTTTTTAGCAAGCGAGGCAATCACAATTTTAAATATTAAATTATCTCGATCACAGTCACTCATTGCTTCTATTTTGCTCATTTCAACACCTCAATTATTCTGTAATTTCTCTCATCGCAGTCCATACCAACTTGCATTGCCATACCTAGCAACCATTGATTGAGATTGATTTGTGCGTCTTCATGGGTTTTGAACAATGGTTGCCATGGGAACGCATTTTCCCACTCATCGTATATTTTGCTTTTGTTTTCAATTGTATATCTTAGTGTTTTCATTAATCCTCCTTGGGATTCAATCGTTTTGAGTAATCTCAAAACATGGGTAATTGTAACATGGATTGTTTACTTCATGTCAACTATTAATTGATTAATTATTTCAATCTTTTCATCAATCGTCTTCAAAGTATCTCTGTAACGCTGGGCATGATCTTCCAATACCGCTCTAATATCGGTGTACATATCTTCGCCCTCACATATACTCAAAGTCCCATCATCCAACCTTAACCCTCTCATGCTTAACAATGCGCTAAGTCTAGATAGTTGCGACAAAGCGACCGTTTTATCGTTCAATAGTTTTTGCATCGGATTCATGTCACTCACCTTATTCCATATTCGTTATCAATTGTCTCAAACAAATTGACATGCTCAAGATTGCTGTACAAGTCAAAACATGAGTAGATATGTTCACCGTCTCTAAGGTCTTTTAAACTTGCATAAAAGTCACGAGGATAAATATATTTACCTGACTGTTTAGCCATTTCATGGTCGCTGATACGGTAAACGCCCACTGTTGTTGATGCACATAATGTTGTCGCCATTTTCTTAACTCCTAGGTTAATAATCAAAGTTGCAATTTCTTTGGTCTTCAAGTTGGTCTTCAATCGCTTGTATAGTCTCTTCATTCAATACAAGAATTAACTCTACATCATTCAATTTAACGCTATGAATTTCATATACACCAGCATAACCATAAATTGCATCAATGCCCCCTGCTGGCTCGTATGTGAATATAACCTGCATATCAACACCAGCGACAACACAAGTTGTTTCTCTGGCATCGTAAGGAATCGTAAAGGCACTCATGACAGCCACACTAAGACTTGGCAGATCAATCGAATTGCCCCGATGAACAAGAAGGCAGACAAACCTGCCAATAAATATGTTTTCATACTAATAACCTCGTTATTTATTGAAGTCTGAGTGCATTATCATAAGCACTCATCAGAGACATATTGGACAATTTCACAATCCCTGATTGCCTGTCGATAAAATGATATAAAGGTTTGCCATTTAAAGTAGTACTACTTTTTTTAAATGTTAGACCTTTGTTTTTACACAAAAGTCTAATCTCCTTTATTAATTCGTTATGAGTCATTATACTTCCCATATGATTTCCTCCTTGACTTCGTCCCATGCATAATATCCATATTTAATTTCCTTCCATTCGGCTAGGAGGGTATCGTGTTCTGTACCCCAACCGCAATAAATTGTGGAGGAGTACCTTCTTTCTTCTAGAATGTCCTCTTCTAGATTTTTAATTTCAACATCAATACGTTGAAGCTTTGATGCTCTTTCAGCATCATTTTTTGCATTCATAGCCTTTATAATGGCTTTTATTGAGTTTTCTGTTTTCATTTTGATCCCCTTGGGAGCTAGTTGGCGAGGCACAATGCCCCACCAGATTTCTATATTAAAGACCTATTGACACCATGTCAACTAATTATTTTACATCTTGTTAAAACCGTTTGTTTCTTACCGTCTCTATCGTTCTGAGCCTTTACCGTACCCATCAGCTTAACTTTATCGTTATCATCTAGCATATGATTGGAGCTAAACCAGACAATGTTATTACCTGTTTCGGCTTGTGTCATGATATTAATATACGACAAACCATAATTACCCTCTGACACAATAACCTTATTAACTATAACGTTAATTATTACTTTATCACCTGCCAACCCCAGCCAATCGTTATCAGATCGCACATCTGCTTTATTAAGCTGATCAAGATCCCGATTATAAGCACCAATAACACTAACCAGATAGCCAAAATACTGCTCCTTTGTATACTCAGCACCTAGAAAAATACGCATATTATGGGCGTAATCGCCTGATTCATCGGCAAACTTAGCCACACCCCAGACAATAAGCTCTTCAGCCTTACTTTTTAGCTCTTCGGCTCTTAACCAGATACTGCTGATATATGCCCTACACTCATCATTAATAGGTTTAACAGGATGCAACAATAAAAGCACAGCGTCCTTTGTAGCGACCATTTGACGCTCGTTTGCTTGTTTTGTGGAGGTATACCCATTTTTCTCAACAAGTGCTAATGCTAAAGCTAATACAGTCAAATTGCTTTCATATGGTACGCTGGTCGCTCCTGTATATTCTTCATCATTAAAACCATAAAAAGATTGGAACCAATCAATTGTCGCAGTTGGATCAATACCAAAAAACTCTTTCAAACAGCTTGAACCTACTTGTTTAAAACCATTTTGATCTTGAAAAATAAATGTCCTGTTGCGTTGCCTTGCAATATTACAATGATCGCAATGCGGTTTTGCATGTTCGTAATGTTCGGGAACGGTAAATAATGGAACAGTTTTAATAATCGGTAAATCGCCCGTAGTATGGTCTAAGGTCGCAACGTGTGTATAATTGCCATACTTTATATCATGCCCAATCAGCTCAATATCAATAACAGGACGCAAAACTACGGAATAATTACCTGTCCATTCATTTTTTACTCGTTCTTTGATTATCCTATCGCTTTGGCTAATGATTGTACAAGGCTCAATTTTAAGCTTTAAAGCCTTTTTATTGAACTGCTCTAGTCTGAGTAACACCAACCCCAAGCGATCAGCGTTGATGGTTATTTTTTTGTTTATGATCATTTCATCCCCTTGGAATATAGTTAAATTATTGTTAATAGCACTCAATTAAATGCTATTAAAAATAAAATGGACATCCATGTCCGATCGATTTATTTATTGTGGGTAATAACTTAAACCCTCATTATTAAACCAGTTTAACGTGTAATCAGCCGATCCAATCGCATCTGCTTTTGAATCATGGAACGAGGTGCAATCATCCAACTTAACACCTTTTAAAAATGATACAACTTGCCATTCTTGCCAGTCGCTATCTTTATAAACTTTAACAATAACAGCGTTTAATTCTACTGTGTAAATTATACGTTTTGACATTTTATAACCCTCTTATTATGCGACTAATGACATGGGACGAACAACAAAACCCGAAGTATCTTTTTTTGCTTTTCCTTTTGCATATAGTGCTACCACTCCCGAACCATCGAGAAAACGCAAATCAGAATCATCCCCTCCCATAATAGGCATAGAATCAAACGTTTTAGGAATATTGATAGCCTTATCAAACACAACTGCAAACCGCTTGAAAACAGGGTTTAATTTAGCTTTTTCGTAGACTGGTAAAAAGGTTTTAACGCCTGAATAAGAAAAAGTCAGATCATAATTACTCGGCACACTATGCCTAGTTGGAATCTTTGTATAATCATAAAACTGCACATCAGGGAATAACTCGAATATATTCTTGTATATAATACCCTCGAAGACAAAACTATATAACTCCCACTGTATATCAGATGTTCCATTTAAACGGATCACAGGAGTTAACCCAAGACGTTTTGCACGTTTAATCACACGCCTAATTGATCGGCACACATTATCAAAAAAGATTGCACGATCATTGAACCATAACTCAGTTTTAGCCAATCTGGCTAATTGAACGTTATTAAACGCACCACGCCCTGCAGTATTAAGACATGGTTTGTCACAGCCAGCTAATAAAGCAAATGGACAAACGTTTCCCAATTCTGAACCATCAGCAGGGGTTAAGTAGAGAATGCCTGTTAGATAGCCGAATTTTTGACCTTTTATAGTCTTAGCATCAGAAGACATTGATAACATGTTTTTATAAGCCATTTTATCCACCTTGGGAAATAGTTAGTAATTAATCAGATATTGATTAACTTAAGACAATCTTATCATAGTTTACATAACGTATACAAGTATCATCATCAATCTATAGAATTAATTTACTAGATGTTAATCTGAAAAATTCCATACTCACTATCTACCAGCATAATGGTAACTTATAAACGTATATAAAACCGAACAAGTGTTAGGTTTTCAATATAACCCTTATAAATCAATAGCTTACAGTCTACTCACTACGGCACGATAAGGTATAAGGTAATGGTATTGTATGGCTTTTATATTATCGTAGCGTAGTGAGCAAATATAAGTTATTGATTTATATACCTTTTATCAAATACCCTATGTTATGTTATAACATCGCAGCATTAATAGATATGTAATGTTATATTATAACATCGGTCATTTTGCTGTAGGATATTGTCCATTGGCTATGGGATTTTGAGCTATGGGTTTTGGGATTGAGATCGTTATGCGTTATCTGAGGAGCCTGGACATCGACCCCATGCCCCCGTTTTTATTCCAATGAGCCGGGCTACTATCACTACTATTACGCTCAGCCAAATTCTATTTTTCAAAATCTAAAATTCTATTTTTCAAAATTTAAAATTTCATTTTTCAAAATCTAAAATAATATTTACAAAAAGTCAACACCCAATCCTCATACCCCTACAGCACCCCCACCCCTTTAAATAAAACACCTGCCCAAAAATAATATTTGCAAAAATATAAAACACATGGTACAAATAGTAAACAAACTACAACCTAACCTGTAGACAGAATGCCAAGACATATAAATTCAGATGCAATAGATATTATTTTTGACTCTAATGATAAGTCAAAAATAATATATACCAGCGAAGCACATGTAAGTGCTCCCCCCATGTTAAGCGAGAAAGTGGCGTTAGAGTCCATACTCGCTCGCTACGACTATCAATTAGTTAATTCTACCAATCAGATGCGCCAGTTCATATTGGCAAACCTATTTAGACTGGCAGAAAATAGCGAAGACGAAAAGACCAAACTCAAAACCTTAGAGACACTAGGCCGTGTTACAGAGATAGGTCTATTTACAAATAAAATAGAAATTGCTATTGCTGATAAACCAACATCTGATCTAGAGGTTGAACTCAGGGGCCTATTAAAGAACTACGCTAAAGTTGAAAAACAAGTCGTGGAAGAAATTACCGATGAAGAACTGCGAGGATACGATCAGATTGAAGAAGATGATCTGATGGACGACTCTGAGTGAGCGGACCTTTAGGTAATATCTCTTTAGATGAAGCGTTTCTTACCGCTGCGCTTAACTCTGCACCTGCAAGTGAACGAGCAAAGCTTATAGCCTTGATTGATGAATTGCGTAAGCGCCACGAGCGTGACTTTGCACAAGAAAACTTCCTTGCATTTGTACAGAAGGTCTGGCCTGATTTTATCTATGGGCGCCATCATGCAAGAATGGCACAAGAGTTTGAGAACGTAGTTAACGGCAAGAATAAGCGGCTTATTATTAACCTCGGTCCGAGGCACACAAAGTCAGAGTTTGGGTCATACCTACTCCCTGCATGGTTTTTAGGTAAGTACCCTAAGAAAAAGATCATACAGTGCTCGCACACATCCGAACTTGCTGTAGGCTTCGGACGTAAGGTCCGAAACTTAGTGTCTAATCCGTTGTATCAAGAAGTGTTCCCCGGTGTGGAACTACAGGCTGACTCAAAGGCCGCTGGTAGATGGAACACCAGTGCGGGTGGTAACTACTTTGCGATCGGGGTAAGTGGTGCTGTAACAGGTATTGGTGCGGACATACTAATTATTGATGATCCACACTCGGAACAAGAGGCTGCAATAGCGGCAAGTAACCCTGAGATTTATGATAAGGTGTACGAATGGTACACATCAGGTCCAAGACAGCGGTTACAACCTGGTGGGGCAATCATTATCATCCAGACTCGCTGGTCTAAGCGAGATTTAACTGGACAAGTTAAACAAAAGGAGTTAGCAGGGGGTGGAGATAAGTGGCGTGTTGTAGAATTACCTGCTATTCTACCGTCAGGTAAGCCATTATGGCCTGAGTTTTGGAGTATTGAGGAGTTAGAGTCCACTAGAAACGCAATTGACGTCTCTAAATGGCAAGCTCAGTACCAACAGAACCCAACTTCTGAAGAAGGGGCTATTGTAAAACGGGAATGGTGGCAACGATGGGAAAAAGAAACCCCGCCGCCTACCGATTTTGTACTTCAAACGTGGGATACTGCGTTTGAAAAACATAACAGAGCCGATTATTCGGCATGTATTACATGGGGTGTGTTCTACCACCCTGACGAAAACGGTGTTAGTCAAGCTAATATTATTATGCTGGACGCAAAGCGTGACCGTATGGAGTTTCCTAGGCTCAAGGAAGTCGTATTAGAGGAATATAAGTATTGGGAACCTGATGCCTTGATTATAGAAAAGAAAGCCTCTGGTGCCCCTTTAATTTACGAATTACGAGCAATGGGTGTACCTGTATCAGATTTTACACCGACCCGTGGTAATGATAAGATTTCACGCTTAAATGCTGTTGCAGATATATTTGCATCAGGCAGAGTATGGGTGCCTAATACCCGATGGGCAGATGAAGTAATGGAAGAAGTAGCATCATTCCCTGCAGGGCAACACGATGATTATGTTGACTGTGTGAGTATGGGGATGGCAAGATTTCGTAAAGGTGGTTTTTTAAGTTTACGTTTAGACTCTAATGAGATGAATGAAGAATTTACACCAAGACAAGCAGCCTATTATTAAAGAGATTAGAATTATGAATATGTTTAGACAATGTTTATTAGAATTTATAGGGTGTGCTGTACTACTAGGTGCCGCTGTGTATGTTCTTAGCCTTATTACCCCAAGCTGTTAAGGAAACAAAATGTGGCTAATTGAAAAGATAAAAAGTTATTTTCAAACACGCACCCAACTTAAAAGACAGCGATTGACTATTGAAAGGGCACTGGCTCATGTAAGAAGTGAACCTATGGCAGAGCCACCAACAACAGAACAAGCAATTAAAATGTATGACCAAGTTAGCTTAATAGGTTGTGTTGCGAGTTTTAAAATATAATTAAGGAAACAAAATGATAGACAAAAGTGTGAACCCAGCCCCGATGGGCTTAGATGCTATACCTATAGAAGAAGATCAAGAGCCGTTAGAGATTGAGATTGAAGACCCTGAGTCAGTAACAATTAGCCTAGGCGAACAAGAGATTCTTAAAATACAAAAAGAAGTTGATGAGGAGAAGTTCAATGCTAACTTGGCTGAAGAAATTAGCGATTCGGTTCTACAATCACTTGCATCTGATCTTATTAATGACTTTGAGGCTGATGTAAGCGCTAGGAAAGATTGGGTTCAAACTTATGTTGATGGGCTTGAGTTACTAGGTCTTAAGATGGAAGATCGCTCAGAACCTTGGGAAGGTGCATGTGGTGTGTATCACCCACTGTTAACTGAGGCTGTTATTAAGTTCCAAGCAGAAACTATTACTGCAACATTCCCTGCGTCTGGTCCAGTTAAAACACAGATAATCGGTAAAGAGACTGAAGAGAAGAAAGAAGCCTCACAGCGTGTTCAAGACGACATGAACTATCAGCTTACTGATGTGATGACTGAATACAGACCAGAGCATGAGCGTATGTTATGGGGCCTAGGCTTGGCAGGTAATGCATTTAAGAAAGTATATTACGACCCGTACTTAGGGCGTCAAGTTGCTATGTACGTACCTGCTGAAGATATCGTTGTTCCTTATGGCGCAGCAGACTTACAGAGCGCAGAACGTGTAACTCACATAATGCGTAAGACTGAGAATGAAATACGCAGACTACAGTATGAAGGTTTTTATAGAGATGTAGATTTGGGTGAACCTTCCAATACTATGGATGATATTGAGAAGAAGATAGCTGATAAGCTTGGGTTTAGAGCGTCAACGGATGATCGGTTTAAACTGTTAGAAATGCATGTTGAGATTAATCTTGAAGGTTTTGAGCACGAAGATCATGAAGGAAAGCAAACTGATATAGCGTTGCCGTACGTGGTTACTATCGAAAAAGGCACAAACACAATCCTATCAATTCGTAGAAATTGGGACCCTGACGATGAATCTTGTAAAAAACGCAATCATTTTGTTCACTATGGCTATGTTCCGGGTTTTGGCTTTTATTGCTTTGGGCTTATTCATCTTATTGGTGCCTTTGCCAAGTCTTCTACTTCGATCCTTCGTCAGTTGGTTGATGCAGGGACTCTCAGTAATCTTCCGGGGGGCTTTAAAACTAGAGGACTAAGAGTTAAGGGTGATGATACCCCGATTGCTCCGGGTGAGTGGCGAGATGTAGATGTGCCGTCAGGTGTAATGCGTGATAACTTCATGCCACTACCGTACAAAGAACCAAGTCAAACATTGTTAACTCTACTTCAAGGAATAGTCGATGAAGGTCGCCGTTTTGCTGGGGCTGCTGATCTTGCTGTCTCTGATATGTCCTCTAATAGTCCTGTTGGTACAACACTCGCTGTACTCGAGAGAACGCTTAAAGTAATGAGTGCAGTGCAGTCGCGTATACACTACTCGATGAAACAAGAGTTTATCTTACTACGTAACATTATAAGAGACTATACCCCTGATGAATATGATTATGACCCTACAGAAGGTAGCAGACGCGCTAAGAAAGCTGACTATGATTTGGTATACGTACTTCCTGTATCAGACCCTAATGCCTCCACAATGGCACAAAAAGTCGTCCAGTATCAGGCAGCTCTACAACTAGCACAAGGTGCACCACAACTTTATAACTTACCTGTTTTACATAGACAAATGCTGGAAGTATTAGGTATACCTAATTACCAAAAGTTAGTACCTATGGAAGATGATATGAAACCTCGTGACCCAGTTACAGAGAATCAAAACATACTTAAAGGTAAACCTGTTAAAGCATTTTTGTACCAAGATCATCAGGCTCATATTGCTGTACACATGTCAGCTATGCAAGACCCTAAAGTTCAAATGGTATTACAACAAGCTATGGGGCAAAACCCACAAGCTTTAGCGGCACTACAAGCAACTATGGCTGCGCATGTAAGTGAACATCTTGGGTACGAATATAGAAAGCAGATTGAGCAAGCTATGGGTATGAATATACCTACATATGGGGAGGATGATACTGATAACCAAGTAACTATTCCTGATAGTATGGAAGTACAAATATCACAATTAGCAGCTCAAGCTTCACAACAGTTGTTGCAACAAAATCAACAACAGGCTCAACAGCAACAGGCTCAACAGCAACAACAAGACCCGTTGATACAAATGCAACAACAAGAGTTACAACTTAAAGCTCAAGACCTACAACGTAAAGTAGCTAAAGACCAGTCTGATGCTCAGTTGGAAGCGATGAAAATACAAGTTGATCGTGAACGTATTGGTGCTCAACAACAATCTACAGGAGCTCAAATTGCTTCTAAGATGCAAGATACACAAGCGCAGTTACGAGCAAAACAAGATGAGTTAGCGGCGAAGCTAGGTGTAGATGTAGCTCTTAAAGAAGGTGAACGTTCACATCAGAAACAACAAACTAACCAACAGCATGACCATGCTAAGTTCTTAGCGGAAAGGCAACATCAACAAGCTGAGAGACAAGCCCAAAGGAACAAAGGAACTAAATAATGGATAGAGAAGCGGAGATTCTCTTTAAACAAATTGATGACAGAATATCGTTATTAACACAAGCGTTAGCATCTGGTCGGGCTGAAGATTACGCAGCATATAAATACATATGTGGGCAAATCCAAGGCTTAGATCAGGCACGAAGCGCCATAGAAGTACTAACTAAGAAACTGGAGTTTGAAGACGAATGAGTAAAATCTTAATTGGGTCTAACCCAAACAACCCTCAAGTTGTGGGGTCTGTAGACTTCTCAGCTACTAATGAAGAAAAGGCGACTCAACTGCCTACACCAACAGGGTATCGTATACTATGCGCACTACCTGAAGTGGAGAAAGAATATGAAAGTGGCATTCTTAAAGCTGATGAGACTTTGCGGCATGAAGGTCTTCTGGCTACTGTGTTGTTTGTTGTGGCTGTTGGTCCTGATTGTTACAATGACAAAGACCGTTTCCCTTCTGGTCCTTGGTGCAAGGTTGGGGATTTTGTATTAGTAAGACCCAACGCAGGTACTCGTATGAAGATACATGGTACTGAGATGAGAATGATAAATGACGACTCGGTTGAAGGCATTGTGCTTGATCCAAGAGGCATTACGAGAGTATAAAGGAGATTAATATGGCTAGGTACGAAGCAGACGATTATGAGTTCCCTGATGAAGCTGGTGGGGATGTAGAATTAGATGTTAATGATATTGATAACATCGAAATTGAAATTGAAGATGATACACCGATAGCTGATAGAAATGCTAGACCACCATTACCTAAAGATATAGTAGATGAGTTAGAAACTGCTGACGAGTCTGATGACTATTCTGGTAAGGTGCAAACTAAGTTTAAACAGTATAAGAAAGCATGGCATGATGAGCGTAGGTTGAAAGAAGAAGCCTACCGTGAGCAAGAAGAAGCTCTATCTGTAGCTCAAAAGATACTGGATGAAAACCAACATCTTAAATCATTACTTCAATCAGGAGAAAAAGAGTTAATAAGCACTTATCAATCCTCTGCTGAGTTAGAAGTGGAGAAGGCCAAACGTAATTATAAGGAAGCTTATGACTACGGAAATACTGATGCAATCATCGAAGCACAAGAAGAATTGATGAAAGCAACAAATAAGCTTGACAAAGCCCAAAACTTCAGGCCTACTGCACAAAACACCGACACAGGTGCACAATTACTACAAAAACAGCAACGTGCTGTACAGAAAGACCCCAAGGCAGCGGAATGGGTAGCCGAAAATCCGTGGTATGTTGATCCAACTAAGAAAGTCATGAGCAGGTTTGCTGTAGGAATACATGAAGACCTTTTAGACACTTATGGGGACAAGTTCATCGGAAGCGATGAATACTACAAACGTATCGACCAAGAAGTACAACGCAGATTCCCAGAAGAATTTAGCGATTCAAACGATGAGTCAAAAACTCAGCGTACATCAAAACTTAGCACGGTAGTAGCGTCTGCAAAGAGAAGCACAGCCCCTAAAAAGGTGTCACTCAGCAAGACTCAAGTTGCATTAGCCAAGAAATTTGGACTAACTAATGAACAATACGCCCGTGAACTAACCAAATTGGAGGCCTAAGATGGCTGATAACAGAATACAAAGAGATGTAACAACGCGTGATACTTCAGCCCGTCCTAAGCAGTGGGCACCAGCTGAACTTCTACCAGAACCGGATAAACAACCGGGCTATGCGTACAGATGGATTAGAACGTCAACATTAAATGCAGCTGACCCACGTAACCTTTCAGCAAAACTGAGAGAAGGTTGGGAACCTGTTAATGTGTCGGAACAACCGCAAATGCAACTGTTAATTGATCCTACTAGTCGTTTTAGAGACAACATAGAGATTGGTGGTTTATTGTTATGTAAGACCCCTATAGAGTTTATTGAACAGCGCAGTGAGCATTTCAATAGACAAACTCAGGCTCAAACAGAAGCGGTAGATAATAATTTAATGCG